AGACTTCGGCAATTCTTCAAAGAAGTTAAAATTCAGAAATCATGTGTTTCATCGTGTTGTAATACTATTATTGAGAAGGATCATAAACATCACCATAAACATAAACCAAAAGAAGAACCAAAACCAGAAGCAAAGCTTGACGAAAATTAATCTTGTTTAGTTTCTAATTCTTCAATTTGTGGAGGTTTAATAAGGTCTATAATTTCATCCATATTTAAATTTAATTCTTCTTCATCGTTTATGTTTTCATCTGCTAGAACGTCCAACACTTTAAATAATAAATCCAATTTGCCTTTTTTATCAATAGAGTCTAAGAAGTCCAATAATTCTTTATCATCTGAATTTTTAGAGGATTTTTCAAAAATTTTTTCTATAGGTTTTTCTATATTTTCCATAATTATTATATATATTTAGAATATATATTAAATGAATTATAAACAAATAAATTGTAAATTTTGCCCTAATAAAACATTTGGAATTAATTATAAATATCAACACGAACAGACTAAACAACACCGAAGAAATATAATTAAAGAAGATAAAAAAAAAGAATTATTAACAATTGACGAAAATAAATTTAATGATGATGACATAAACACCATAATAAAAAATATAGAATTTAATTTAAATAATTTAAAAAAATTGATAAATTGAAAAAAAATCTTTGTTTATATTATATATATGTATTCAAAAAGGTCTGGTATCAGAAACAAAGCAGTAAAAGGCGGATTTTTACCAATGTTTGCCCCTTTGATGGGAATGATGGGAAACCCAATGGAAATGATGCAAAAAATGAACCCAATGAGTATGCTAATGGGTAAAGGTAGCGTTGTTAATCCACAATATCAATATTCGGGCGGTTCCGTCGTTCATCCCCAATATCAATACAAAGGAGGTTCAGTCGTTCATCCACAATATCAATATAAAGGGGGTATGTCTGCCGGTGAGTTTTTTAATCCTATGACATCGCCATTAAGCCCCCTTTCTTGGGCGAAAAGTATGTTTGGTGGTGGTATGGTTGGCGGTAAGATGCCAAAAAATAAAAAACGTTCTACCGCTAGGGGTCAGAAAGTAGCCCATTTAATGAGAACTCAAGGAATGACACTCGGGGAAGCTTCTAAACATTTAAAAAATATGGGCGAATAAATTTTTTTTCATTTTAATAATTTTTTATTTTTTATTTATAATATAATATAATGGCATTACAAGAAGAAATTTTAAATTTACTTTTAAAATTAAAAGATAAAAATTTATCTTCAAAAGAAAAAAGTAAAATAAAAACACAATTGAAAAAATTATATTCAAAAATTAAAAAATTATCACCGAAACAAGTAAAAATAACAAGTCCTTTTAAAGAAGAAGTTAAACAAGCTTTATTTCCACTTCAACAAAGTTTAATAACTGAAAAACAAAAATTAAAATTATTTGAAAATAGCGTAAAAAATGAAATTTCACAACTTGAAGAAAAAAGAAAATTTACCGTAGATCGTAAAGAATTAGAAAAACTTTCATTAATGATTAAAGAAAAAAAAGAAGAAATTCAACTTTTAAAATCTAGCATAAAAGAAGGAGCACCAATTGAAGGAGCCATTCAAAGCATAATTGAATTTCGAAACATAGAAACACCAGAACAACTCGAAATTTACGCTTTAAATATGATAAGACGAAAAATAATGAATAGTGGTGGTTTATCTGAAGGAGAATTAATAACTGATGCTAAAAAACCAATTGGGAGAGCATTAAAAAAAGTTTTAGAGAAAAAATTAGGAGAAGAAGGAAAAAAATTTAATGAGGCAAAATATAAAAGAGAATTAGACTCTCTCGTAAAAGATGGATTTGATAAAGTTAAAGAAATGATTAAAGCAGAACAAGAAGAAATGGCAAGACGAGCCGAAGAAGAAGCATTAAGAAGAGCACAAGAAATAGAAATAAGAAAACAAGAAGAAGCATTAAAAGCATTACAAAGACAAGCACAAGAAGCAGAAAGACGAGAACAAGAAGCAGAAAGAAAACAGAAAAGAGAAGCAGAAAAAAGACAAAAAGCAGAAGAAGAGAGGCAAAGATTAGAAAAAAAAGAAGCGGGGGCAGTTCCACAACCAGCAATAAGGAAGGGTTTTTTCGCACAAAGAGAAAAAGGATTTCCAAAAACACCCGTAATTGTTGATGAGTATTTAGCTAGAGAACAAGCAATAAACAATAACCCCGAAATAGATCAAAATGAAAAAGATTTTCAGTTAGCAGAATTAAAAATTGGATACGCAAAAGAAATATTAAAATTGACACTAGCAGAACAAAAAGCAATTCGAAATTATACCGTTTCAACTTTAGACCGCCCAATAAGCGATTTATTAGAAGCCACGAGGGATTTAATAACTATAAATTCCGCAGATATTCCAGCTCAACAATACAGCGAAATGATTGATTCACTGAGAACAACAGACGATCAGGGGCAACGGTTAGACCTTGAAAAATTAGGATTTAAAAGAGGAGATTATATTGAGGGCGGGAAAAAGAATTCTAATTATAATTATATGGGTAAAAAGAAAGTTAAAGGCGGGGCAGGTTTGGCCGATTGGGCTTTGACGCTTGGAAGCATCCCAGGAATACCACAGCTTATGAATAATTTTGGTCCGTTCGGGCAAGTATTGGGGAATGCTTCTGGTTTAGCTCAGACATTCGGAAAAACGGCGGGACAATTAGCCAAAGAAGCCAGTAAAGACGGCGAGAAGGTGGCGGGATTTACTGACAGTTTAGGAGGAATTAAAAGCATGTTTGGTTTTGGAAAGAAGAGAGGACGTGGAAAAAAAGCAAATATGGCGGATATGTCGGGCGGAGCTTTTTCTGATTTTTTGGGAACTATTGGTAAAATAACACCAAAAATCGGAGGTATAGTTGGGGCAGTTCCTACTTATGGAAAAGTTGCAACAATAGGGAACAGCGTTTTAGGTTCTGCTTCACGTGTTGGAGAAGATATTTTTAAAATGTTAGGTTTAGGAAATATGGATACAACATTAAGCGGTTTTGGGAATATGGATTTATCTAATCAAAAAGGATACGGCAAAAAAAGAGGAGGGCGAAAAATGATTCCTCATGATCGTCCAATGCCAATGCTTATGGATGATATGGCATATATTCAACCTTACGGACTTCAAGCAGAACCACCTCATTTATTGGAGGGTATGGGGGAAGAAATGACACCTTATTTAAAAGATATCTTTCCTTTTGGTGTTCCTAAATTTAGAGGACAAGGTAAAAAAATGAAAGGTGGATATTTAACAAGTTTATTTAATGTTATGGGAAGAGGAAAGAAAAAATGTGGAGATTGTATGAAAGGAAAAGGCAAAATAAATGGTGAATATGTTTCAAGTGAATTTGAAGACGAATATTTAAACAATTTAGCTAATATATTAAATCAAAAACAAATGGCACAACTTCAATCAGAAAGACAATTCGAACAACAAATTCAAAAACAAATGAATATGGAACAACAAAACGCCTTGGCTCAACTTCAATATTATGATTTATTAAATAAAGTTCAACAGCCAAGACCCCAATTTTAAAAAAAATTATAATTTATATTATATCCATTAGTATAATATGAATTTATTTAAAAAAAAAAAAATTATTCCTAATTCATTTAATGATGAGATTAATAATGCTATTAAAACAATTTGTTATGATCCTAAAAATATTATTTTCGCAGGTTCTTTTGCTAAAAAAGCATTTCGAGACGCTAGTGATATTGACATTTCAGAACAATTCGGAAAAGATGACAAAAAAGTTTCTTCAGCTCTTCAAACAATAGTAAAAAAAATTCTTAAAAATCCTAATTATATTATATTAGACATTAAAAGCGGGTTAATTCCTTATTTTATCAATTCTTTTAAAAATTTGGGTTATATTGAAAACTCAAAAATTATTGATTTTGATTCTAATCAAACATTAAAAGAAATAAATTTACATAAAAGCCATATTGACCCAGAAACATTTTTAAAATTAATTAAATTATGTAAGCCTAATATTTCATTAAGTGAATATTTTGAATTATGCGAACTTATAAGAAAATTAATTACTATGAGATGGACTCCCGAACAAATTTTAAAGGGCGAAAATGAATATATGAAATTAGTTGATGCTATGCCTTTATTTATAACTAAAATTGATATGGCATTTATTTATGCGGGTTTTTTTACTGAGATATCAAATGTTTTTTCAAATGAAAGTTCCATAAAAAATGGTTTTACTTTTCCCCCATTGTCTGCAGACCCCAAAAATTATGAATATTGTATTAAATTTAATTTACTTGAATATATAGTAAATAATAAACCATTGAAAGCATTAAAAAGAGTTTGGACGTTAGCAAGTTTAAATGGCGATCTAACAACATTAAATAAATTATATCCTATTATTAGTTCAAATTTATCAATTATAAATAAAGCTAATGCCATAATTAAAACTTGTATTTCAATTATTGAACTTTATGGCAATCAATACAATGAAGAAATTAAATTACAGTTAAACAATCTTAAGCCGTTCTTGTCTTATATTTATCAGTTCCCATTTAATGAAAAACATATTGACGAATTATTAAGTTCATCCATTTCATTAAAATTATTAGAAAATATTTCGGACAGGTTCGACAATACCATAAATAAAATTACTCTAGATTATAAATTTAAAATACCTAAAAAATATATACTTTAATCTAAAAAAAATATATTCTTTAATATAATAATGAACGAAAATGAAATTGAAAAAAGAATTTTAGAAGTTAATGAAAGATTCGGAAAATTCGAACATAGGAAATTTTTATTAAATGTTAAGCAACAGGAATTAAATAGATCGACTAATGAATTTAATATTGAATTAAAAATTGAAAAAGATGAAATGATAACCAATTTAAAAAAAGAAATGAACGGATTAGAATATGATGAAAGGAATTGGATTATAAGGCTAATAAATTATGTAGAGAAAAAAAATATATTTTGATTTTAAAATACCTAAAAAATATATACTTTAATATTGACAGTTTTTTTTATTATGTATAATATTTTCTAATAATATTATATATAATATGTCAGAGTTAAGTTTTACACGAGGTAAGCGAATAGCAGTGGTTGAAAATTCTAATATCAAAGCCGAGAATGGAACAGAAATTTTTTTATATCATTCGGATCATAAATGTTGTTTAGATTGTTCGGATAAATGCAAAAAAGGCAAAAAATGTTGTGAACAATGTGCCATAATTACATATCATAATAAAATACATGGAGGAGAAGACGAAGTTGATTTATCAAGATTAAAAAAAATAATGACGGCTTTTCAAAATAAAAACATAAAATTAAGTGAAGACGAATTTGATGAATTATTAAACGAAGAAGTTTCGGGGGGTGGTTTAACTGGTTCAAATATTCAAAAAGATAAAATGGTTTTGAGATCTGGAAATTTTCAAGTTGCCCCGTCAAATGTATATGGCCAACCACAAAGGCTTTTTGTGTGTGGTCGTGCGGGTTCTGGAAAATCATTTTGGGTGGCTCAATACTTACAACAATTTAAAAAATTTTATCCAAAAAGAAGAATTTATTTAATTTCACAAAAAACAAGCGATAAATTATTAGATAAATTAATCCATAAAAGAATACCAATTGAAGAACTGGCAGACGCTCAATTCGAGGCGGACGACTTTAAAGAATGTTTATTATTATGTGATGATGTTGATGTTATTTCGGACAAGAAGCAAGAAAAAGACGTTTTTGATTTAATAGCAAAAGTTTTGGAAGTTGGGCGATCCTTAGACACATATTTAATATTAACGCTTCATATAGCAGCGTCGCATGGTCAATCAAAACGCATCCTAAATGCATGTACGCATTTTGTATATTTTAAAGACTCGGCAACTCATGCGAATGAATATGTTCTTCAGAATTATTTTGGATTCGATAAAGATGAACTTAAAGCATTAAAAAAAATAAATTCTAGAAGTATAACAATTATTCGAGATGTCCCCCAATTAGTTTTGGCGAATGATTTATTATGTTTTCAAAATAAATTAACATCTTAATTTATATAATGGAAAAAAGCGTTGATTATGCTCTCTCGTCATCTGATTTAAAAAAAATATTTGATGATAAATTAAAAATAATGGTTTATAATCAAATAAAAGAATATGACAATATAGACGAATTATTAAGCCCATATAATAGAGTTTGTATTTTATACAATTGGGAACCAGCCGTAGGACATTGGACGTGTTTATTTAAAGGGAAAAATAATAAAATTTATTTTTTTGATAGTTTCGGAAGCAAACCAGATGGAAAAACTAACATGGGACAAGTTCCAGCAGAACTAAGATATAAAAGAGGAATGGATTATAAATATTTAACAGATTTATTGTTAAATAGCCCCTATGAAATAGATTTTAATGATAAATGTCTCCAAGATTCTAAAAGTTCAACTTGTGGGCGTTATTGTGCGACTAGAATGAGTTTTTGCGATTTATCAACTGACGATTTTAATTCTATGTTTAGCGATGATCTGAAAAATAATGATAAAATTATTTGTTATTTGACAAATAATTAATTTTTTTAGAATATATATTAATGAGTTGTTTTAATAATATATTTTCTTTTAAGCGTCCCGAATTAGTTGAATATATAGAAAGATTAAATTCAAATATTAAACTTAGAGGATTAAATAAATCTGAATTATTGTGTTTAATCATGAAATTAAAAACTATGAGACTACCAGACAATTATATATTAAATGAAAAAGATTTAAGGTGTTTTAATGATTATGGTAAAACTAAGGTTTCGGATCTTAAAGCAGAAATTAAAAAATATGTTCCAAGCATGAAATTTACAGGATTAAAAAAAGCCGACATATTATGTATTTTATTTGATTTATTCACAAAAAAAAAGATGATACCAGAAAAAGAATATATACTTGAGCCGAGAAAAACAGGTAAAAACAAACAGTTTAGCCATGAGGAATGGAGAGCTTTACAGAAAAAAAATTATGACGAAGAAATAAAAAGAATAAACAAAAATATTGAAAGATTAAACCGACAGGGATTTTATTAAAAAACAATAAAAATGAAAGAGGTTAAACTGCGTAGGGATAGTATTATTAAAATTCTTCCTTACGCAAGTCCCCTACGCAAGACCTTTTTTATTTCATATGTAATTATCATGTATATTTTTTATTTTTAAAAATAAAATGAAAAATGCGTATCGTGCGTATGGAAGAAATGCTAAAATGAGTTCCAGCCCTAGAACATACCCCCCCATTCTCAAAAATCCTTTTATAACCCCCATTTTATCAATTCTTCTAACGCAAGATATATAAATATTAAATAATTTTTATGATGTATTTTACATATGAAATTATAAAAACAAAAAATAAATTTATAGTGCGTATAAAAGACCCAGCGTAAGACTAAATTTAAAAAAATCTCAAAATATTATTTTCAAATATAATATTAATAATATAAATGTTTTCAAATTCAGAAAGTATAACTTATTATAATGCTACTTTAACCAATTCAAATCAATTAACATATAATAGTATCCCCGCCGAATTTTCACAAACTTTTGATAATAGTTTAATAGAAGATCCAAAAAATCGAGATGTATGTATAACCCGTTTTTGTATTTCTTCTCAAAGTATCCCATTTTGGGCGTGTCCTATTCAATTAAATCAACCTAACCCAAATTTAACCCCTTATGGTATTCAGCTTTCATATACTTCAATTAATTCAAATTCAACTTCTCTTGATGATTATGAATTTTTATTATGGTCTGATTCAAATGATGTTTTGCCTCCTCTTCCAAGTTATCCCACAGGAAATATAACAAAACAAATCATGACAAATGGTTATTATTTTAGTTATGATAAACAAGAATTTATAAATATGTTTAATGATGCTATGGAAAGGGCTCTAGAAGCTTTAAGAATAAAATTTATTGCTTTATATCCATTAGACACAGACCCACCACCCCTTGGCATTCAATATATAGCAATAGTGGGAAATAAAGATACCATACCAAATGAAAAATTCCCATTTTTAACATGGAATGAAAGCCTTTCAAAATTTCAAATGTCCGTGGATCCTTCAATTTATTCAAATCTAGGTAATTTAAATGTTGGGTTAAAAATTTATTTGAATAATATGTTATTCCCACTTTTACAGTTTCCATTTTCAACAAGTCAATATAACCGCCCCGCAAATATCCCCGATGCTTATGAAATAACAATTCCAAATACTCCATTTAATCGCTTAGCCGTATCAAATAGCGAAGCAAAACAATTGATTGTTTATTCAGATCATAACACATTAGGTTGTTTTTCACCACTTCAACGAATTATTTTTACTTCAAATTTATTAACAACCAAGCCCGAAAACGTTCAACCCGAAACCGATTTTGCAACAACTGCCAACCCATCAAATACAACAAATGTAAACGGACAAAAAATATTGGTTGATTTTGAAGTCGATATGTTTTCAACAAATGAAGTTAATCGAGATTATATTCAATTTAATCAGTCAGTAAATAATTCAAGACAAATAGGGCTTCAATTTAACAGAGGAGAGATTAAACAATTAGATGTAAAGGCTTGGTGGTCTGACTTTAATAATAATTTATACCCTATTGTATTATATGCCGGACAACGATTCGACTTAAAAATCGCATTTGTTCCAAGGTCTTATTTAAAATCTAATTATTAAAAATTCTAGGAAAAATATAAAACTTATAAAAAATTTAAAAATTTTAAAAAAATTTATTATGTATCTTTAATATATATATAATAAATGTCTCAAGCCGTGCCTATGCCTATTAATAAAACTTTAGTCGTTGATCCTTTATGCGATCAGCAAGTAGAAGCCGTATTTGCCGTTGAAAAATCGGCATCAATTCAGAATTTTTATAATATTCAATCAAATAACGTTTCTCCTAACTCAATAACCTATGTTATAAACTGTAATTCTGAAACCACGATTACTGATAGAATTTGGATGAACGATGTCGATGTCGTTTATACAATTACTTTTGCTAATGCCGGTCAATTACCCCCAATAAATGGAGTTTGTCTTCGTCCTTTTGCTCTTGCTAATACTGCCACTTCAATTGTTCTTCAACAGGGCAACGCATCAACCTCAATTCAAAGTTCAGAAATAACAACCGCTCTCCAGAGATACGGATTTTTTGACAAATATTTAAATTATGCCCCATCCAATCCATCTCAAGACATGACCGCACCATACGAAGCCGGACAACCTCCATTCACAGCCTCAACTGCTCTTGTTGGCAATAAATATCAAGAACGGGTGGCAACTTCAAGCCTTCTTGAGGCTTCTTATGATGCTGATAAACCAAATGTTTTAACTGTAAAATATAGAATTCTTGAACCCGTTCTCATTTCTCCTTTATTGTCTAGCTTACACGCTAGACGTGAAGGATTGAGAAGAATTTCACAATATCAACTTCAATATAACTTCGGATCTTGGAACCGTTCAATTGCTATTTGCCCCAATGCTACCGATGGAACTTGGTGTTCTGTTGCTTCTGTTAGTGCGGATGTTAAACGGGCTAATCTTTCATTACTTCAAGCAATCCCCGCTCCTCTCGATGTTGGTCGTAATTTATCCACTCAAATAATGCCATATACTGAGTTAGTTTCTTTTAATACAAGCCCTCTAAATCTCAAATATTCTCTCCCAGAAAAACCTTATGGGGAAGTAGCCCAATTTTCATCCGCTGTTATTCAAGTTTCAAGAATTCCAGAAGGTATTTATATTTTTTGCCGTCCCACTAATGATTTTTATACCAATACTTCCGGCGGAAAATCAAATGGCGTTTTTGCTTCTGATACTTTCGCAACTTATATCACTAGCTCTTTATCCGTTAATTTTAATGGTGTGAATCAATTTCAGAACTGCTCCGATATTTCATTATATAGGTTGTGCCGTCAAAATGGTTGCAATATTCCTTGGCCTCAATGGTCGTCATCTGGAATTAAAAGCTTCGCAAGTAATGGTGATGCTAAAATCGAATTTGATAGTGGCGTAGGTTCTGTAATTTATTTGAAATTATCTAAAGACATAACATTAGATAGCTCACTCGCCCCCTCGTGTAATACTAAAGTGAATTTACAAATTCAATGCTCGTTCGCAAACAACATTTCAGTTCAAGCATTTGACCCATATAAAGGAGAATCAATGCCATTTTCTATGTATACCGTAATCGAATACTCAGGTTGTCAAGAAACATATTCTAGCAATACCGTTGCTACTACAATTGGTGTGCTTTCTACTGATGATGTTTTAACCGCCACCAAACGAAATGAGAGAGTTCATTATTCCTTAATAGACGACGGCGAATTATACGGCGGTGCTTCTTGGTTGGATAAAGCGAAAAAATTCTTAACTGAAGGTAAATTAAGGGACGCTTTAGTAAAATTGAAGTCTTATTTTACTTCACCATTAGCAAAAGAAATATTTAAAACTGGTAAAGAATATTTAAGAGAAAGAGAAGGAGCAGACCAAGGAACCAGCCAAATTGCCGACGCTTTGGAAGAAGTCGGATTGGGTATGTCTGGCGGTAAAAGATTAAGCAAAGCCCAATTAAGAAAAGCTTTACTTCGTTAAAAAAATTATTAAACCGAAATTGAATAATTTTTATAAATTATGAGATCTTAAATGTTTAGCTTTATTTGTTTGAGTGTAATTTTTACCACATTCACAATTAACAATTTTATTTTTCTTTTCTTTTATACTTACAATATTATCTTGATAATATTGTTTTCTTGTTCTAGTTGGCAAATTTTTATTTATAATATTACTAATATTTTTATCAATATGTTCTCTTTCTTTTTTTAAAAGTTCATCTTTAGTATTGCAATTTATATTTTCTAATAATATAATTTTAACTTCACCACATTTCATAATTTCGAAACTTGAATAATATTTTTCATTATTGTTTAAATCCCATTTTCTAAATCTTGAATTATGATCCGCCATCCTTTGACATAAATATTTTTTACAAGTTGAACCAATATATATTTTTTCACTATTAGGAGAAACCAATTTATAAATTTTTCCAAAATTATATTTACTCATATTAATATAAACTAGAATATTTTTTTTATTTTTTTTTATTTTTTACGTTTTTTTAAAATCTCAACATTATTTTTTTTCGTCTTCTTCTCTTGCCGAATCCCCAATCTTCATCAACGAAATCTTCGTTCTTGGTTTCAGTTTGTTTGCTTAAAGCTTGAAATTTTTTATTTGCTTTTAATAAATCATTCATGGTTAATGGTTTTTCTTTTATTGGTTTTTGTTTAACTGGTTTCGGTTTTGATAAACTAGGTTTTGTTTTTAATTCTTCTAAAAATGAACCTATTTCTCTTTTTGGTTCTTTTTTAACTGGTTTTAATGATTTCCCTTCTCTTATAGCTTTTAATAAATCATCGGTTTGATTTGTTTTCGCTTCTGGTTTAGATTGTTCTAAAATTATTGAACCTTTAGGGGGTTTTTCAACAACTGAAGGCAAAGGAGGAGCAGGAGGAACAAACGAAGGAGGCAAAGGCGGAGCAGGAGGAACAAACGAAGGAGGCAAAGGCGGAGCAGGTGGAACATTTGAAGGAGATGAAGCAGGAGCAAGAGGAACACCAGAAAAAGAAGGCAAAATATTTGTTTCAACTGGAGCAGGTGGAGAAACGGTGAAACTTGGTGTTTCAATTTTATTTTCGGTTTCTTCTCTAGCTTTTTTTATAGCATCATCCATTAAATCTTGACTTTGTTTTACTTCTTTTTGAACTTTTTCGACCGCTTGTTTAATATCTGATTTTTTTTTAACTTGTCTATTGCCAAATACTAACCAATCAAAAAAATCTTGTTCCTCTTCAAGTGGTTTATTTACAAATTTATTAATTTTCCCTAACTCTTTCAGGAGCCATGACATATTATTATTATAATAATATAAGAAAATTTAATTTATAATATTAATATAATGTCTATAATTTCTAAAAAAAGCGGTGAGAGTTATTTATATTTTAAAACCACATCAGCCCAAAAATTCAGCGTTATTGATTCTGCTTCAAATGAATTATATGAATTGCCAAGCGTTGCACCAGATGAAGACGGCCAAGTAATCGCATTTAATACTGATGGAAGTTCTGAATTTGTGGCGAATGGAGGGGGTAGCAATCCTAATGCCTTATTAGCGGATCAGCCTTTAGTAATTCCCGAAACTGGTTCAGTCATTATTTCAGATGGTATTACATCAACTGGAACAAATGCCAGTAATGGTTTAAAAATAACTGATATTGTGAATGTTGATTTACCTTTAAATTGTAATAATACAGGAAATTTTAATAGTGGTATAAACATCCAATCATCAACATCATATCCAGTAGCAATGTTTATGGATGAAACAAATGATTTCAAAATAAATAACACCCAACATTCAAAAACAAGTTTTACAAATTCAACTGAATATAATTTTTTAAATGGTGATGTTAAAATTAAAGATGGCAAACAATTATTTTTTTACAATAATTTTGATGGAGACGCTATTAGTCTTCGCAAGGATGATGTATTAAATGGGGATTTTGTTATTGGAAATAAAACAGGGTCAAAAGATAGATTTCAAGGAGCCTCTGAATATAATTTTGACAGCAATATTGTTATTGGAGATGATACAACAAATTATACACTTTATATTAATGATGTTGATATAAATTCACAAATAAACACATTAAATCAGAATGTTTTAGACTTACAAAAAGAGGACGGATTATTACAAACACAAATAACAGATTTAGGAGCTTTAGTAAATACAAATACAAGTTCTATTAATGATTTAGGAGCTTTAGTAAATACAAATACAAGTTCTATTAATGATTTAGGAGCTTTAGTAAATACAAACACGGCAAACATTAGCACAAACACTGCGAACATCAGCACAAATACAAACAATATAACACAATTACAAACACAAACAACCTCATTAAATACATATGCTAATTCAGCAATGTTAAGAGCTATGAACTGCAACAACTGGTCGCCTACAACAGTTTATAATATTGTATGGAACAATTTATCAGCACAGGAAAAATTAGAATGGAAAGGGTTAGATCCTTCAACAATAGACCCAATACAATCAGCAACGGGCAATTATTGGAATTTTACAAAAACTGTTGTTAATACAAATAAAATAGGATGGTATATACCCATTGATTTAAGTGGTTTAACTTTTCAAGATTTAGAAAGTTTTTGGTGTGTTATTCGTTTTAATTCATTAACAAATATATCAAGTGAAGGAAGTTTATATTTTCAAATAACAACATCACCAGCGACCGCACCAAATACATTCAGAACACGAATAAATTATTCAAATCCGGCAACACCAATGAACCAAATAGGATATTTTTATAAAATTTATGCTATCGATACGATAACAACAACAACCACCACAAATTTAGGCAAAGGTCAAGAAATAGGACAACAAAAATTTAAATTAAATCCTATGAATGTTAGGAGTGATTTATGGAGTATAGGATTTAATAAGTTAGTAGCATCACCAACGGGCGACACGTCAGCAGGTTTTACATCCGCACCAATTCAAAGCATATCATTACAAACAGCATCAAATATTAACACATTTAATTTTGATGTTGTGAGTATTGGATATTTAGACAAACAATATAATTTGAGCTTTGTTTAAAAAAAATTTAGGTTTGAAATTATTTAAAAATATTCTAACATAATATAATATAGAAATGTCTGAAGAAATAAAAGAATATAGACTTGTAAAAGTGAATATTGAAAAATTGAGAATATCACAAAAGAAATATTATGAAAAGAATAAAGAAAAAATTCAACAATGGCAAAGAGAAAACAAACGCCAAAAATACAATGAGGATCCAGAATTTAGAGAAAAAGAAAAATTAAGAACTTTAGAACACCACCGAAAAAAAAAAGAAAAAAAAATTCTAAAAAATATTAAAAAATAAAAAATTATAAAAAAAATTTAAAAAAATTTT